GGGGTCAGCGCCCGGCGCGCCGACGGCGGGGCTGCCGGCGTTGTCGGAGGAGTCGGGCTCGACGATGAAGCGGAGCCAGGGGCGGTGGTTTCGCAGGTTGTTGGGCATGGTGTGGTCCTTCCTGCCCTCGTTCGGGCATGAGAAAACCCCGCCCACCGCGAGGTGCGGTGTCGGGGCTGTGTTCGGGTTGTGTGAGGTTAGGCGGCGGTATCCATGTCGGAGGGCTTGAAGAACTTGAGGGCGATGTAGTCTTCACAGACCTGTTCCGCTTCTTCCCTGGAATCACCGAGCTGGTCCATCCATGCCTGGATGAACTCTTCGCGCGTGGCGTTTCGGTTGCTGGTCGGGAAGATCATGGGTCCATTCTAGAGCGATTCCAGGAACTCCTTCAATGCCGGCCGCACGAACTCGTCGAAGTCGTCGTCGGGCCACTGCTGCAGGCCGTCCATCCCCTCACCTCCTCGGTGGAAGTCGATCGTGTTGACCACCTTCGGGGACTTCGATTCCGTGGCCACATACTGGGCGAAGGCTCGGGCGAACACTTCCCGGTCCTGGAGCAGGTACCGCTTGTGAATCGGGTCCGTGAGGCTCTTCTGTGGGTGGTCTTCCAGGGCTCGCACCGTCTCTGACCGCTTGATCTGGTCTAGAGCCTTCGTGTATTTCGTACGTCCGGCTTGATCCAGGTCTCTGTCGAGCAGGTGGCCGAGTTCGTGGATGATGGTCGCTTCCTGTCCTTGGAGCGTCGGGTTGACCTCGATGACTCTGGTGTCCAGGTTCGTTGATGCCCTCACCGTGCTTTCCTGTGCGGGGGTCCCGAAGCGGTCCTTCTTGAACAGGACGATCTCGGAGACAGGAATGCTGACGTGATCCGGCAGCACATCCCGGACCATCGTGCTGGCGCGGCTCGTTGCCTTCGCCAACTGTCCTGGTGATGTGGTGACGCGCTCACGGTAGTCCCGGGTGCCTCGGGCGTCGGCGGCCCGACTTGGCGTGGTGTCGATGACCGTCGGAGGTGACCGGTGGTTGACCCGCTGCCGCTTCTTCACCACCTCCGCCGGAGCGCCCCGGCGGATCAGTCTCTGCCCGGCGCGGGCCTTGGCTGCCTGGACTTCGGCGTCCCGCAGGCGGAGCCCGGAGAGGTTCGGGCTGGTGTCGTCGAGGTAGCCGTTGGCGTGGAGCATGGCGAGCGCCTGGTCCCGGTCGCCGCCGGCGATGCGGTAGATCTCCTCGGGCATGAGGCGGCGGCGTTGGGTCTCGCGGTAGCGGCGTCCCTGCTTGGTGAGCTTCGTGTCGTACTGCTGGCGGAGGTACTGAGAGGCCCACCCGCGTGAGGTGGTGGACTCGTAGGTGACCTTGCGGGTGGTTCCGAACCGGTCAACGGCGGAGGCCATTCCGCGGCGGGCGTTGACGACCTGCGCGGGGTCTGCGCCGTCGCGGATCGCTTCCGCCCCGGCCTTGGTGAAGATCTTGTTCTGCTGGGCTTCCGGGAGGGAGTGGAAGTACTCGCGGGTGTCGAACACCCAGCCGTCGAGGGATGGGTCGTTGTGCCGGTTGAGGTAGTCGTGGACCGGGACTGCGTCGCAGTCGCAGTTCGGGTGGCGCTTGAACGCGCCGCCGCCGTCGTAGATGCGGCCGGCGAGGATCGCGCAGCGGGAGCAGCACGGTGGGCGGACCATTCGGATCCAGCCGGCGTTGTCCCGGCTGGTGATCTGGACGCCCTTGGCGACGCGGGAGGCGTCGAGGACCGCGGTGTGGGTGGCGAGGAGCAGGGTCTGCCCAGCGCGGGCCCACAGGGCGTAGGTCTCCGGTGCGGGGAGGTCGGTGTCGAGGGCTGCGGCGACCGGGAGGCTGGCGGCGTAGGCGAGTCCGAGGTCGTCGCGTCCGGTGCCGTCGATTCCTGCGAGGGACTCGGGGGCGAGGTTGATGTCCTCGCCGCCGGTGTAGCCCTGCTCTTCGAGGAGCGGGTCGACGGTGAGGGTGGCGACGGTGGCGGCTTCGAGTTGGGCGGTGGCCACCTGGCGGTAGAAATGGTCGCCGTAGTAGCCCATCCAGACGTGCGGGTGCATGACGCCGTGGCCGGTCCACAGTTTCTTGACGGCGCGGATGGTCTCGGCGGTGATGTCGGAGCGGACGAGGGCTGCTGTCCGGGCCAGCGGGGGCATCGCGGCGATCTGCGCGGAGCGTGCCTGGTCGACTGTCGTGGCCACGGGGTCACACCCCCTTTCTCACCATCTTCGATTCGACGGGATCGGGGTCCCGTCCTGCGAGGTCGTCGGCTTCTCCGGCCATCCACGCCATCTCCTGGTCGATGCGGGGCTGGGACCATCCGATCTCGTTCATGCCGCCGCGCTGGGAGAGCACCGGCATGCCGCCGGTGAGCTTCTGGATGTAGTCGGCGCGCTGGGCGACGGTGGGGGTGCCGGGGTTGTGCCACTCGAGGCGGATCAGGCCGTCGGCGTCCCAGGCTCGGGTGCGGATCCGCTCGGCGATGCCGAGGGCCCAGGCCCATCCGGCGCCGGCGACGGTGTTGATGCGCTCGACCTGGCGGGTCAGGCGGGATTCGTCGGCCCGGATCGCACCCTCTGCCGGCGGGTTTGCCGAGGACTGCCCCATCATCCGGACCGGCAGGCCGGTGACCGTGGACGCCTGCTCGGAGAGCATCCTGATCGTGTCGTGGAAGTTCGACAGGGACGCGGCGGGCAGCTGCGTGACCTTCGCGTTGGGGTCGGACAGTGCCCAGACGGCGCCGAGGTAGGTCTCCCAGATGTCCTTGATCGGCTTGCCGTTCTGGTCCACGAAGTCCTCGCGTTTGAGGCCGCTCGCGATCTTCTGCGGGGTGGCGATGGTCTCCATGGCGAGCTGCAGCTGCAGCATGACCCGGCCGCCCATGTCCACGAGCGGGAGGAGATCCGACATCTGGGATTCGCCTGTCCACCGTCCGGTCTGCCGCCGGTTGAGCATCATCACGACCGGGACGCGGCCGAGGTCGTGCTTGATGCGGGTGACGGCCTCCCACTTTCCGGCGTTCCGGTCGATGAGGACCGTGGAGTCCGGGAGGTAGAGGGTCATGTGCTCGGCGCGGCCGGTCTCGTCCCTGTAGAGGCGGAGAGCACCGACCATCGCGCGGGTGAGGTTGTCGACCTCGGCGGCCATGTCGCGGGGCGACTCGACCCGGATCCGCGGCCGGCCACCGGCGGGGTCGGCGGCGACGGAGACGAAGGCGCGGCCGTAGATGAGGAGGTCCTTGTGCGCGAGCTGTGCTTCGGTGTCGAGGTCGTTAGCTTCCCAGTCGTGGCGGAGCTCCTCGTCCTCCACGCCGGTGCCCTGGCGCAGGATCAGGCGGACGTCCATGCGCTCTTCGAGGACGTCGACGTAGGTTCGGCACCAGTTCAGGGGGAAGGCGAACGGCTGGACGTCCGGGGGGACGGAGATGCCGAGGTTGCCGATGTTCTGCAGGCCCCGGTAGTAGAGCCAGTTCTTGCGGTCCTTCGGCTTCTGCCGCTGGATGCGGGTGAACAGGCGGTGCATCAGCTTGGTCTCGTCCTGGGTGAGTTCCACGGATTGGCCTCCTCTCAGGAGAACACGATGACGGTGTGGTCGACGGCCTGGCTCCAGCCCTTCGCGTGGGCGTCCATGGACGCCTCGTGCGCGAGGACCATGGACATCGCGGGGTCGATCTTCTGGGTCTGTGACGGCTTGCCGAGGATGTACATCTGCCCCGGCTTGGCGATGCGGCGAGCGTTGGCCACCGCGAGGGCGGTCAGCGGGCAGCCGTCGTGGCTGATGCGGCCGGACGCCAGGTCCACGGTGAACCGCGACAGGGCCGCGTACATCTGCTTGATGCGGTATGTCGGCCACTCGAGGACGTGCTCGGAGCCGTAGGCGAGCGCCCACTCCCCGATCTCCGTCCGCCAGTCCGGCGGGTCGCAGTACATCCGCTTGACCTTCCAGCGGGTGAACGCCTCGTCGACGGCGGCGCGGACCTCGCCGCGGGGCACGGTGCCGCCCCACTCGGCCGGATTCCAGATCGCGGGGCGCCGGTCGGGCCCGTAGCGGGGGGTGAAGGCGAAGCCGTCGATGGTCTCGGCCCGCAGGGCAGTCCAGTCGTCGGAGTCCGATCCGTCGAAGCCGAGGCAGATCGCCTCGCCGTCGTCAGGGTTGCTCAGCCACTCCTGCATACGCCGCCTCCCATTCACTGCCGGGCAGCCAGCCGCCCTGGCCGTAGGTCACGATGTTCCCGAAGAAGCGCTTCGCCTGGTCTGGGTCACGCTTGGACAGTTCGATGGCTTCCGCTTCGACGGAGTCGAGGTCCACCCAGGGGCTGCCCTTGTACACGTACTCGAGGATTCGGCGCCGGTCCTCGGCGCTCTCCCACCGCCAGCTCTTCGGCGGGCGCTGGAAGTAGCGGTAGACATCGTCCGGTGCGGTCTCGAAGGTGGTCTGCGCGACGGACGCCTCGGCGGCGTTCCAGGCGTTCGTCGTCTCGATGGAGCGGCCGCCCATGCCGGCGAGGCCACGGCGCTGGTTGTCCGCGACCGCCATCAGCCGGTTGCTCGCGTTCCACAGCCCGGTCTCGTCCTGGAGGACGAAGGACACGGGCTGGCCGACGCGGCTGTTCGCGTTCGCGGTGACCATGTCGATGCGGTCGGCGGCGTCCCCGCCGAGATTGCCGAGGATGCGGACGAAGGTGTCGCGGTCGGCGAGAAGCCACCGCAGCGGCCCCATGGTGATCATCGAGCGCAGCGGACGGTAGGTGTTCTCCACCTGGTCCTCGCTGCTCGCTGTCATCTGGATCAGCGGCGACGGATGCCGCCGGCCTTTCGGCTCGCCGGGCAGGTACTGGTAGGTCCAGCCGCACCGGCATCCGTTGTCCGAGCACCGGTACACCTCGCCCTCGTGCGCCCAGCCGTCGAACTCGCACGGGCCGACGGCCTGCAGGAGGACCATGGACGCCGCCCACGGCCCCTTCCCTGTCTTCTGCGGTCCGACGACCTGCTCGCGGCGGTACCGGAATGCCTGGTTCCTCAGCGGCGTCCCGTCCCATTTCAGCCCGGCGCGGATCTCGCCGAACTTGCTGGCGACCCAGAACTGCCAGTCGGTCCAGATCAGCGGGTCACCGCGGTGGAAGCCGTCGGGGACCAGGCAGTGCGCCCGGACCCAGGCTTCCCAGAGGTCGCCGAGGGTCGGGAATTCCGCGGTCTGGTCAGCCGGCATCGGGGACCACCTTCATCCGGCGCTTCCGCTGTTCACGGGCGGCGCCCTGGTCCTCTCCGCCGTCGTCGGTGTCGGGTTCGTCGTCGATGATCTTCCAGCCGTTCTCCCGCAGGCCTGCCGGGGACAGGCCGATGGAGTCGGCGAGCCGGTTGACCTGGGTCATCACCGAGGGTGTGGCGTCCGGCGCTTCGGACTTCACCTGCCAGCGGACGTAGTTGGCGATGGTGAGCCACCGCCAGGACTCGTCAGCCCAGGCGATGGCCTGCGGGTAGGTCCAGAGCTTCTTCCACAGGGATTTCTCCCGGACGGTGCCCTTCGGCATCGGCCAGGCCGGGGCCTTAATCGAACAGCCAGAGGCCGGGAGGAGTCGCTGAATGTCGTCCAGACCCCGCGAATCGGAGCGTTTCGACGCCGGATCGGGGGCCGGACCGGAGCGATTTCGAGCGCCGCCAGAACCCACAAAAACCACCTCCTACCTGCATTTTTTGAACCCTGCGCACCTTTTAGGG